GCACGCGCACCAGCGTGTACGTCTCGGTCTCCTGCTTGGCCATCTCGTGCTCCTCAGCGGGTAGCGGTGCAGCGGGGTGGGCCGGTTGAGAGGAGGCGCCCTGGTGGCCCACCCCAAGAGAGTACCAGGGCGCCTCCGCTCATCAGCCCGCCGTAGCCGGTGCCGGGAAGCCCATCGCCTCGTGGTCGAGGCCCGGACCGCCCCAGATCTCACGGAACGACGTGTGGAACTTGTCGTCGGTGTAGCCCGTGAGGGTGGCCGGGTAGCGCAGCTCGGTGCCCTCGCTCCAGGCCTGCTCGGCGTTCTCGGTGACCTGAGCGTTGGGGAGCCAACGGGCCACGTAGATGGCCTCCAGGCCGTCTCCGTCCTTGCCGAGGGCGAGGATGCGCCAGTTGCGCTGCACCGGCCGAGGAGGCTTGTCGAAGTAGAAGTTGCCGTCGGAGTCGGTGGTGATGGAGCTGAGGTCCAAGTGGTGGTACAGCTCCAGCGCCTGGCGCTTGGACTCCTGCATGGTGAAGCTCAGCCCGGTCACATCGGAAGTGATGTCCCGGCGCGTGGGCTCGGCGTAGCCGTGCGAGGTCACGTCGCTGGACTCCTGCGTGCGGGTCCAGCTCGCGCCGTCGTCCTTGGTCGTCAAGCCGACCGAGATGTAGCCCGGAGGGACCACCAGGCCGTCAGAGGTCCAGACCTGGGTGATCTCCTCGTCGTCGTCCTCTACCGGCTTGGCGAAGATGGACATCTCGAGAATCTTGCGGATCAGGGACCGGTTGTGGCCCTTGACCTCAGCGAACGTTGCCATGGCGCCGTTCCCTTCTCCTGTAGGTTACCTGCGAAACTCGATGCGGTAGGAGGCGACGTAGCGCTCCACGTGCGGGCCGTATTCCACCCTCACTGGTCCACTCGCCGTCTCCACTCGATCGATCAGATGCCCGGCTGCCGTCGTTCCCTGGAGTGAGAGCATGACCTGCCGGGCTGCTTCGGCCAAGTCCCACGCCTTCGCTTGCTCGGGATGGAACGCCTCTAGGTCCAGAAGCGGACTATCCGTCACTCCATCATCCCCTCCTGGGCCACGGATCACACGTATGAACCCGTCGAGAGTCTCGACCTTCGGAGGCACGCGGGTGCCTGCCTTGGGCCGGGAGCCGTCGGAGAGCCTGCTGTTGAGCGCCCCGACCGTGAGGCGCTCCACCATGGGCCAGCGGTCGTCGCTCATCGGGCACTCTCCGCAGCTCGACCGAGGATGCGGCGCCGCTCGGCGCGTGCCGAGCCGAACTCCTGCTCGGCGTTGTCGCCGTAGACGACAGCCTGCGGGCGCCAGCCCGGCCGGGTGCCCTCTTCGACCCAGGTCTCCATCTCAACGCCCTCACTGGCCGCCAGTAACTCAGCTCGGCGGGCAATGCGTCGAGCGATCTCGCCGAGCTGCCTCCGGACAGCGGGCTGGCCCGCTGCCTGGCGCACCAGGTCGCGGCTGACCTTGATCTCGCGTGCCATCAGCCGACCACCTTCGGCGGCTTGACCTCGCCCGCGTAGTAGCACTCGCTGATCGTCCGGTGCTGCCGGGAGCGGCACCCCGAGAAGGGCTGGACGCCGCGAGGTGTGTAGTGAACGACGGGGCGATACCCGTCGCGACGGCGAGGCGGGGATGCCGCGCCCATGATGAGCGCGAAGACGACGAGCATCAATGTGAGTTCGATCATCAGCCCTCCACCCTGGTCACGGCTGCTCGGACGTAGCCCTCGACGATGAAGCCGTCGGGCTGTCGCCCTGGCTCGCCTTCCACGCGGTAGCGCGTGCCGTTGATGGTGATTTCACTGTCGTAGGTGAGCGGGCACTCCATGGGCTCGTCGGCCTCCCCGACGTAGGCGCGCGGCTGGAGGTAGAGCGTGTAGCCCCACACCTGCTGCTCGCGCGCGTCGGTCTCCTCGGTGGAGCTGCCGATCTCGTACCACGCTGGCCAGGGCAGGTCCACGGCCGGGCCGATGATGGCGTTGCCCAGATCGTCCCACTCACCGGTCGGGCCACCGGGGATGTGGAGGATGACGGTCTCGCTGTAGAGTCGGTTGGACATCACGTCTCCCCGAACAGCATGTAGCGCTCCAGCACGGAGGTGGAGATGGGTCCGAACTCAGCCGCGAGCGTGACCGAGCGGCTGCCGAGCGACTCCTGCCGAACCTCGCCAGCGGCGATGCGCCGGGCGCGCTCGGCAACGAGCGGCTTCAAGTCCTCCGGGCACTCCTCGAACCCGTGCCGAAGCGTGACGTCGATATCCTCGGGGAATGGGCTGTCGCTCACGAGAAGGCCCGCCTGGCGCCGTACGCGCCACCCGGTGACCTCTCGCCCGTTGGAGGCGTCTTCGACGCGTAGAACGTCAACTACGTGAAGCGAGGGCAGCAGCGCGATGCGGCCGCGCCCGGTGTACACCTCGACGGTCTGCTCGATCGTCGGGGCGATGTGCCACCCTGCCTGGGTGCGGAGCGAGTCGGCCGCGCTCCGCACCTGAGCAGCAGAGAAGGGCGCACCCGGGAACCCGGCGAGGGCGCTCGCTTCGATGAGCGGCTCTTCCGTCGTCAGGGACATGAGTGCGCCCTCCTGCTGGTTGGTCAGGCGTCCTTCTTGGATGCCTTCGTGCCGGGTGACGTGGCGGTCCGCTCCGGGGTCCGCGCCTTGTTCCGGACCTCCGAGGAGGTCTTGGACTTGGGCGCTTCCTCGGGGCGGTACCGCACGCCGTCCCCGACCACCATCTTGAACGTGTTCCGTCGCTGCTCAGCCATGGCGATCAGCCTTCAACTCCGCCGCCGCCGCCGTTGGAGATCGTCGCCACGACCAGCTCACGCGGGGCGTAGAACAGCTGACGACCACGGCTCTCGCAGCGGACGTACACCTTGTTCCGGCGTGCGAAGTCCTCGTGCTGGTTGAAGGCGAGGACGTTGATCGGCTCCAGCTCCAGGTACTGCACGGAGTCGAACCGGCCGACCAGCGCGGTGCCCTGGTCGACCTTGTTCGAGCGGACGATCGGCACGCCCCACGGGGTCGGCACGAGGCCCTGCTGGAGCGGGTTGCCCAGCTGGTAGTTGTCGTTGCCGTCCTTCTGGAGGCGGAGGTTCCACACGTCACGGGGGTTCATGACGATGGCCTGCACTTCGGTGTTGCCGTTGTTCGCCTCGAAGGTCTCCAGCGCCCGCGAGAGCGTGGTGATCACGTCGGTGTCGAAGTCCTGGGACAGCGTGCCGGAGGTGTTGAGGATGCCGCGCGGCTCCCCGGTCCCGCCGGTGCCGTTGAGCAGATAGTGCTCGATGATGCCTCGCACGTGGACCCGGATGCGGGTCTCCATGAAGGCCGCGAGGGCGCCGTCGTCCGCCAGCGACTGGTTGGTGACCACGAAGCCGTCGGCGTACACGAAGGCACGGCTCTCGGCGGTCGCGGTCTCCAGGTCGCTGAGCGGCTTGAGCTCGCCCTCGGGGACGATCGCCGCGTTGTTGGTCTCGGCGACGATCTGGGCGTACTCACTCCAGGCCACGTCGGTCGACCCGGTGGTGACCAGGTTGAGGAACGTGGTGGGCTCGTCCACCGGGAGGTAGTTCCGGTAGCCCGGCTCCCGAGTGGCGCGAATCTGACCGGACTCGGAGGTCAGCTCCTTGCGCCCGAGCCCCAGGTCGGCGAGGGTCGCGATGCCCTTGGCCTCGATGTGGATGGGGACGCCGCTGCCCGGCTCGCCGCCCTTGCGGAACGCCTTGTAGGCGTCGCTCTCGACGAACGCGCGCCCGACGCCGCCCTCGGTGATGGGCGAGGACTCGGCAGGCTCCGGGGCAGCCTTGGCGAGGCTGTCCACGAGCGACTTGGCGTGGTCGGCCTTCTCGACCTGAGCCTTGAGCTCGTTGTACCGGTCGGCCTTCTGCTCGATCTCGGTGGCTTCCTCGGGCGTCACGTCGCGGTCTTCCGCCTTCGCGCGCTCCAGGATGCCCTCCATGGCGGACTTGAGCTCCGCCATCTCCTTGCGGGGGTCCATCTTGGTCTCCTTGTCAGAGGGTTGCTACTCGCGCTACCAGCGCAGCTCGTCGCGGGGCGCCCTTCACGGTGTCCTCGGCGGCGGACGTGTCGTCAGCGGCCGGACGACCGGAGGAGGCCTGGCTCGGCTCCGTGGTCTTCTCCACGTCGGATGGCGTGGAAGTCTTCTTGGTGTCATCTTCGCCTGGATCGGCCGATGCGAGCACCTCGTTGAGTGCGTCGCGCGCCGCCACCAGCCGGGCGTAGTTCTTCTGGGAGAGCACCCGCCCGGCCTTGGCGCCCTTCGCGAGGTTCGCAGCCTTGACGGCGAGCAGCTCGGTCTCCTGGTTGGCGCCAACCAGCGTCGGGCCGACCTCGAAGATGTGCAGCTTCCGCAGCTCGAAGACCTCGTCGTCCTCGTTCTCGTACTTGGCCCAACCGGCCTCCAGCACGTCGTAGGCGAAGCTGAACTGCTTGACCCGGCGTCCCTTGAGCAGCCGGTAGACCTGCATGGCGGTCGGGTTGTCGGGGTCGATCTCCCCGACGATCTTCAGCCCTACGTCGGTCTCCTCAGCCTTGACCACGTGCCCGATGTGGCTGAACGGGTCGGCCCACGAGTGGGACCAGATGACGGGGATGGGGTCGCCGGACTCCTCCCACGCCTTGAGATCATCGGCGAACGCGCCGCGCACGACCACGTCGCCCACGGAGTCCTTGTTGCCGAAGACCGAGACGATGGCCTCGAACTGGTGCTCGGCCAGGCCGTCGGCCTTGCCGACCGCCTTGACCTTCGCGTCGAATTCCTTCGTGTACATCGGCCCTCCTCGGTACCTATGATGCCCGGAGTGCGGGCCTTTCGTGTGGATGGGTCATGGCAAATTGATCTGCAGCTCGCACTGGCACCCGGCTACCTCGTCCGGTCCGCCCTCGATGGAACCGGGGTACTCCATGCCGTTGCTGAACTTCTCGTCGATCCCGACCGTCTCGCCGTTCATCCTCGCGTGGGAGGCGCGCGGGTTGGCCGACGTGACGATCCAGGTCTTGGTCGCTCGCGAGCCGACGGTCTGCCGAGCTGCCTCCGCAGCGGCGAACGCCGTGAACGTGGTGGTGAACGTGGTGCTGCTCTGCTCTGCTCGGGACTCGACGGCCACCTCGAACACGTGGTCCACGCGCTGGAGCGGCCCGGTCTCCTCGTCGTCCTCCTCCAGAGCAGAGGCCACCTGTTCGCGGGTGGTCTCGTTGGTCTGCTCGGCAATGCGCTCGGCGACCGCCTTGAGATAGTTGAGGGTGCGCTCCACGTTGTAGTCGCCTGGCTCGAACCCCAGCTCCTTGGCGGTCTTCTCGCCGACGTAGGTGGACATGAGCACCGACAGCCGGTAGAGCAGGTCGGCGAGCTCCTTGTCCCACCGCTCGGCGTCCCACCAGTCGTTGTCCCCGGCCGTGATGCGGGCCACGATGGAGCGCCCTTGCTTGCCGAAGAACTCCTCCAGCGCGCGGCGCGCCTAGATGGTGTAGCTCTCTGGAGGGCGCGCCTTGTACTGGGCGGGGACGCGTGCCTTGCGCCGGGAGGCCAGGCCTCGGTTCTGGTCTCCGCTGTCGCGTGGGGACGCCTGCCCGCCGACGAGCACGTTGAGCGGCACGACCAGCTCGTCCGAGCCTTCCACATGAGGCAGGTTCATGCGGGCGCGCCCCTCACTGCGGGTCATCCACGGGGCGCCGATGGCGCTGGAGAGCAGCTGTGCCTGCTCCTCGAAGCTGCCGCGCAGCTTGGACTCGACGTTGGCCTCGACGTAGATATCCCGGCCGGAGGTCTCCATGCGCGGTACGAGCTGCGCCTGCAAGGCCTGCTCCCAGGCCTGGATGTACGGGCCGAGGCTGTCGCGGTAGAGCGACTGCCGGAACTCGCGCATGTTGCTGTAGTTGCCCTGGCGCGCGCCGACCATCTCCGGGGCGATGTGGAACGCCGAGGCGACCTCGATAGAGGTGAGGCGCCGCCCCTCGATGTCCATGGTGTCCTGGGGCTTGAACGCCTCGACGGTCTCCAACCGCATGCCGTCCTCCAGCAGCGGCGTACCGCCCTGGCGAGAGCCGTTCCGCTGGTACTCCTGCCAGGCGCGCTTGAAGCGCTGGCGCGCCTCCTTGGACCACTCAGGTGCGTCAACCGGGCGGGTGATGAACGTGGGCACGCGGGCGCCGTTGTCCCACAGCTGGCGCCGGTAGGCGATCGCTTCGGAACTCTCGGCGAGGATGTCGGCGAGCGTGACCATGGGCGAGAGGCCCGCCGTCGTGGGGCTGTAGCCGTGGTCGAAGATCAGCATGTCCAGGGGCAGGTCCTGCCACTGGTTGTCGGTGGTGCCGCGCGCCAGCTCGGTGGGCTTGTCACCGGTCCACATGGCCGCTGCTGTGACGCGCCGCAGCCCGTCGACCTCCAGCCGCAGCCGCCAGCTCGGCACCTGCACCAGCTCCATGGAGCCGTCGGCGCCGGGGACCATGAGGACAGCCCACGCGTCGTAGAGGAGGCCGTCGGAGATCACGCTGTGCCAGAACCGGAACGGCGAGGTGCCGAGTCGGGGCAGCGAGAGCGTGCGGGAGATGGGGTGGTCGGTGACGCGCTTCCGGTCGGTGTCGGAGACGCGCTCGTAGGTGTGGAGCGGGATGCCCGCCACGTTCCGAGCGATGAAGTCGATGACCTTGCGGACGTTGGGCTGGCTCCGCCAGATGCGCTCCACCTGGCCCTTGTACGCCCACGAGAGTGGCACACCAGGGTCGGCGATGGTGAGACCACTGGGGTGCTTCTGGCCGGGGATGCCGACGTACGGCTCGTAGGGCACGGGCAGCACGCGCTGAGCGGGGTCGTAGGTGTCGTACGGGTAGGGCGTCGTCGTCTCGCCCCGCAACAGCGGCGACTCCTTCTTCCCGAGCAGCCGGTCGATCCAGCCCATGGGTGCTGCTCCTCTCACAGGACCATCAGTTCGTAGGCTTCTTCCTCGTCCTCCGAAGAGTCGAAGGCGTCCTCACTCTCGTACGCGGATACCCGGCTGGCGCTAGACTCCAGGCCCCACACAGCTCCGATTGTTGCCTTCAATGGTGCCGCATCACCCGCCGACTTGCGCAGGTCTATCACCCACGCGTCTTGTAGTGGCCGGGTGGCCGACGTGGCGACGGCCACCTCCAGCGCGGGCTGAGAGCGGTGTCGAAGCGGGCCGTCGGCGCCGAGCCGTACCTTGTCGTAGAACGTGCCGTGTGCCGCCGCGAGGTCCTGCCCACCCCACTTGAGGATGCGGATGGGCTCGCCGTCGGCGCGCCTGGAGCCTTGCAGCTCCTCGATGAGGCTGGACTCCGGGGCGCCGCGCTCCTGGATGACCAACGTCCGGAGCGGAGGCGCGTCCGGGTGCGCGAGGTAGTCCTTGATCCAGTCGGTGCCGGACCGCGAGGCGACCACGCCGATGTGCGTGCGGCCGTCGGTGCGCTTGCCCGCGATGGCGATGTACGACCGGGAGCGCTCCCAGTTGACTGTGAGGCACCCGACGATGCGCTCACCGGGCGCGACAGCGCTCTCCTGGTCGAGCTGCTCCTCCCACGTACCGGCCGGGAACACGCCCTCCAACGCGCCGTCGCTCCACTGGCAGAGGCACTCGGTGCGGAACACCCACTCAGGGTCATTCTTGGCGTCCGAGAGCAGCACGGCGTACGAGATGAGGTAGCCCATGGAGGGGTTGGCCGCTGCCATGCCGTCGGGGTCGGTCACGTCGCAGTCCGGCGGCGCGCTCCACTCGAAGAGGCCCAGCGTGCTGCCCTCTGAGTCGTCCTCCTCTAGGAGCTTGATCTCCTCGTCTGTGGCTTCCGTGTCGTCGGGCAGCAGGAGGCTCGGATCGTCGGCGGCGTTGATGCCGTCGGGGTCTCCCAGGTCGGCATGCGCCCGCTTGCGGAGATAGCGCAGCACCACGCTCGTGGCGTCTCCGGCGTTGGAGAACGCCCAGATCTGGGCTGCAGGCCGCGCGTTCGCGGTCTTGGTTATCGCCGCCCACGCGTCCCACGTCTGCTGCTCACGTAGCTCGTCCATGACGATGAGGTCGCCCGTGAGCCCACGGCCTGCCGAGCGGTTCGCGCTCTTGACCTTGTAGCGCTCTCCAGTGAGGAGCCGAATCGTCTTCTTGCCGTTGATCCGAATGGGCTTGTCCGCCAGGGCGGCGAGTTCCGGCGTCTCCTCAATGATGTCGAGCGTCCCATCCCATACCTCCTCAGCGGTGTCCAAGTCCTGAGCCGTGCCCAGGACCAGGGGAGTGCGCATGACGTACATGGAGAACAGGAACAGCACCTGGCTGAGGGTGGACTTGCCGTTCTGCCGGGCCACCAGGACCACGACGCGCCGGAAGCGGAAGATGGGGTCGAGCGGGCCGCGCTCCTTGATGGTGTCGACGGTGAGACCCGGCGCCAACTCCAGCGCGTGGATGAGCAGCCACTTCTGCCAGGGCAGCAGCTTGACGCCGCAGACCTCCTCGGCGAACTCGATCGCCAGGTAGCCGAGCGAGGTCTCCTCCGTCAGCCCGCGCAGCGGAGGCGTCCAGATGCGGGGCTCGGTGGAGCCGCGCCGCTCGTTAAGCGACGCCCGTGACGCCACGGAACTTCGCCACCTTGCCGACCTTGTCGGCGGCGGACTTGCCGCCCTCGCTGGTCTTCTCCTTGAGACGCTTCGCCTCCACGCGGGTCTTCGGAGTGGCGTACATCTCGCGCAGGATGTTCATGAGGTGCGGGGTCAGGTAGGTCGCCTTGTCGACCCGCTGGGCGATCTTGTCGAGCGCCTCCAGCGCGCGGGCAGGCGCCAGCGTGTCGGTGGAGTTGGCCAGCACCTCGCGCGTGTGCTCCAGCGTCTTCTCGAACTCAGCGTCCAGCCCGTCGATGTGGTCGGCGATGCCCCGCCCGGCCGCGATGAGCGCCGCGTCCAGCTCGGCGTCCAGCCGCTGCTCGGCGTTCTCGTTCGCGAGCGCTGCCCGGACCGAGCGGTCGAACGCGAGCCGCTTCTTGCCGTACCGCTTGCGTGCCATGTCTCGTCCTCCCTCGGGGTGGTCGCTCCTATCATCTCCCCGTACTGCTTTGCGAAACGGGATGCGCGCTCGTGCGACATGGTGTATACTACGAGTACGGACAGCACCACTACCACCAGAGAGGAACCGGACCAATGTTGAAGAACGACAACGTCGCAGCGATCAACAGCATCACCTTCCACGACGTGGACGGAGTCATGGTGGTCGATGGCCACCCCAGCATCTCTGTTGAGTTCCGCCCCGACTGCTACGGAGGCGGTGACTGGGCGGGCAAGATCAACGGGCAGACTGTGGTCTTCTGCGCTTGGGCGAAGTTGGCCGCATACCGCGCAGCGGACAAGGCCGGGATCACGATCAACGCTCCTCGGTGCCCCAAGCACAGGGCATACGAAGAGGACTACTGCCCCCGGTGCGGTACCGCCCCCATCATCTGATCATGAAACTCGCCGATTTGTACTGCTGCTCCGGCCTGGGAGCCGATGGCTACGCCGCTGTCTTCGGCTCCCAGGCCCTGCACGGGTTCGACATCGAGCCCCAGCCGCTCTACCCCTACGCCTTCACCCAAGCCGACGCGCTCGCGCTCCTCGCCGACCCGAGTGGCCCGCTCTCGGAGTTCGACGCCATGCATCTGTCGCCTCCGTGCCAGTTGTTCACCACGGGCGGGCATCTGCGAAGGGGCGAGGCCCGATTCGGAGACCTGCTCACTCCCACGCTGGACCTGCTCCGCGAGCACTGGAATGACACACCGTGGGTCGTCGAGAACGTCGACGACAACCGGCGCAAGGTCCGCCGCATCATGGAGCCTCGCGAGGGCGAGCACCGCATCATCCTCTGTGCCACCATGTTCGGGCTCCCGATGTGGCGGCACCGCATCTTCCTCGCGAACTTCCCGTTGCGCCAGCCTGAGCCCACTGGCAAGGGCGTCTACGGGCAGATGGGTTGCCGGCATGACCTCTGCCCGCCTGACCCGGTCACCGGGAAGCCCCGGCCTTGGGGGGTGGCCCGCGTTCCGAACGATCAAGTGCCCTCTGGTGGCCGTACCGCTCGGGACGCCGAGCACGGCCGGCAGGTGATGGGCTCATACCGCTCTCGCCCCTGGGACCGCCTCAAGGAGGGATTCCCGCCCGCGTACGCCAGCTGGGTCGGAGCCGACCTCCTGCGGCACCTGCTGTCCTAACTTGTCTGGCCCACGCCCCGCCTCCCGCGCCGGGAGGC